TGAAATCATGTTTGATATACATACCAAGTCCTTCCTTATCATCTAATTCTAAAAAAGACATAATTACTCCTCATTCTCTTTTAACCAATCTTCCAAGACATTTGGAAAATGTTTTACAAAACTCTCTACGTCAGCAAATTCTTCCTGTCCGTAAAGATGTTGTTCGTGATTAAACCAGATTCGCCTCTGGTTCGCATAGTCTAAAAACTCTTTTGTCAGCTCTCCATTCATTTCTCCCCCTTTTTGAGATCTTGTTTTCGCAAATATTTTTTATCTAACACAATGTCCTTTTCTGATCCTTTTAAAACAAACTTAGCTATATGTCTGCCTGTGCCTTTACCCTCTGTGTTATCCTCAATACAGTGCCATCGCACATCACCTAAGTTAGATATCTCTGCACCAGCCTCTATCATCATTAACACCCATTTATCCAATGGGTAAACCATAACCACATCTTTGCCCTTACTGGCTTCTTCTATGGCTTTTCTAACCCAAGCTGTCGCACCTTTTCTTTTGCCCTCGTGCATGATAGAACCGAAAGGTGGGTTGACATAATTAGACAAACCCCAATCACAAGCTAAACCATCGAAACCCTGTGGTAATGGATATGGACATGGATCGAAATCAAAATCATAAAGTTCATCTAATTCTGCATACAACATAGGTGGTGTTAACCAATAATGCTTACCATCCTGTGCGCCTTTGTGAAACTTGTTATCTTCTACTTTTTTCTTTTTCATTTCTCCCCCTATAAACCAAACATCATAACGATAATTAGTGACCACATTACTAATAAAAATATACCTGCTGCTACATCAATTAAATCTTGCTTAGTCATACTTATACCCCACTATGTATCTAAAGGCTTCGTGATGCCTACACTTGTCTCTCTGCATGACTAAACGTAGCGCCTGTTGCCAGAACTTGTCACCTCTGGCTTCTTTGCGCTGCACAGTCAATTTATTGCCTTGCTCTTTTGCCTCTCTCGCCAGAGCAAAGCATCTATCTGATAAACGTATCAGTCTGTCGATCTTTTGGTTTATCATTTGTTAACCCTCAATATTTCTATGGCCTCAACAGTATTATTATAAGTCTCAGACCACTTTCTTTTTATAACCTCGATACGCTGCTCGTAATGTGCATCAATTTCTTTTAGTTTTTCTTCTAGCCTTTGTATTTTAAGTTTGTGGTCAATCATGCTGTCACCTTATCTAAATTAAGAACAAAATCTTCGTGGTCAGCGCCTAGACCTATGTATTTAGGAAACGCAAAAGCACCACCATCTACATACTCATCAGCAGTGTTGCCTGTAAAGTCAGCAGAACAAGTACCTGCTAATGGCTCGGATTCGAGCATGAAGAAGTTACGAATTTTATTTGCAAGTTTTCTATCCCACAAATCATCATACAACTCTTTAGGTGTATTAAATTTAGATATGTAGTCCATACCTAAAATATCGTCTTTGCCATTGTCTCTTGTGATAATGACAGCTTTTATAGTTATTTCTGTTTTCATATATATCTCCTATACATACTATTATGCACACAAAACAATAAAAAACAACAATTAAATACAAATAAGTATATCTTTTTATAATAATAACCCTATACTACTAATATGAAAAATTTAAAAACCCTTATGGTTACAGACAAAACGCACAAGAAACTAAAGTCCTATTGCCAAGCACACAACCTTAAAATGACTGGCATAGCAGATCAGATTATTAATCAATACTTACAGAGCAAAGATGGAAAAAGCAGTAGGTAAATTATCAAACGACAACCACGCATCTTGTTCAGGGCTGCCTGTCCTGTTTGGTGTCTCACCTTATGAAACCAAGAATGAGTATCTAAAATCTAGAATAGATGCACGACTAGGTAAGAATGTTAGAACAGTAAAAGACAGTATGCCGATTGAGATTGGCAACATATTAGAGAAACCATTGATAGAGCTAACGGCTGAAAAGCTAAACTTGACGGATGTTGACCCTTATATCACTCGACCAGTTAAACACCCTGACTTCCCCCTAGAAGGCTCTATTGATGGTCTTGCTTATGCTAAGAACAACATTGTTAAACCAGACAATCAGGTTATTTATACCGAAGATGACCAAGAAATAATGCTCGATGGCAAAGGCATTATTGAAGTAAAGACCACTAGACAAATACCTGAAGTTGATGGCAAACCACCACTGTTTAGAGGTGTGTTACAGACCAAAGCTCTCTGTGCAATATGTGGGTATTCGTGGGGGGTTGTGTCGACCCTACATAATACCAACGACTTTAAGATGTTCCTGTTGCGCAGAGACTTTGCCTTTGAAAAAGAACTTAAAGACATCATAAACGACTTTGAAAGACGGATCAAAGAACAAGACTGGTATGCACCACAAGTCTTACCTGATCTACAAATCATGCACCCTGTCGGGGAAAAGGTTGAGGTTGATCTTAACGATGACGATTGTGGCTTTCATTTGGATCGTATCAATGACAACAAAGACAAAATTAAGCTACTGAATGAAGAAGTAGAAAAGTCACAAATCTATATCCAGACTAAGATGGGTGAAGCTGAAATAGGCATAAACGATAGATATAAAATCTCATGGGGGACAACGACTTATAAACCCCAACCTGAGAAAGTAGTTCCTGCTAAAGATGGTTATACGATTAGGCGCAAGACGGCTAGTATTAAGAAACTAGACCTCTGACCAGTCCTTGCCTTCAAACAGCAAGGCTTCAGCCTTCCTACGTCTGACAAGACCCTCTAAGACCTCACCTGCTGCTTTGTTCCAGCGCTGAATCTCGTGTGGTATATCTTCATACTCACCTGCGTTCAATTTGACTAACAGGGTTGAGCTTAATAGATTGCCAGATCCTAAGTTATACACCCAAGCTACTAAAGCGTCAAACTGATGCTGCTCTAGTGGCACTTTAACTAAATCAGCTATATAGCCTTCGTATTCCTCTAACTCAATATCGAGCATGACTTCTGCATAATGTTGTGACCAATGATCGTCTTTCTGCACATTCTTAGTATGTCCATAGCCGATTGTCCATTTACCTGCTGGACACTGATAAGCCTCTAGCTCACAACCTTCAAACTTCTTAATTAGGGCTTTGCCCTCTTCTGATATATTCATGTTATCCCCAAACTTTTACTTTCTTGCCACCCCAATACTCGACTGCGTGACCTTCTTTTATTAATTGTTGGCACATATCTACCCCATCTGGTGTGTAGGGTATGCCTAAGATTCTGCCGTATTTGCCTTTACCTAAACTCTTAACCATCAACTGCTCACCACACAATTCTTGTAGCCTAGCCTTTGCTGCCAAACCCAATGCTTTCTCTGCTAGGTTTCTAGTTCTTGATTCAGGGGTATCTATCCCTGCCAGTCTGACCCTTTGTTTGTGTAACCAAACCCCAAAACCTAAATCAATATGCACATCGATAGTATCGCCATCGACTACCCTGTCTAATGTGCAGTTATAGATAAATGCTTCAACCATGTGTATATATTTTTAAGGGCTTAGTTTTGCCTTTAACCTTAATTGGTTCTAATGATTGTAACCTATAACCACAAAACTTTTCAGTTTGCTCACCAATTAAAATATCCACCCCTCGTTCTTTAGTAGCACTTTCTAACCTAGCTGCTGTATTTACGGCATCGCCTATGGCAGTATAGTCGAATCGTGATTCACTACCCATATTACCTAACACAGCTTCTCCAGAATTTATGCCAATACCAATACGAACTTCTAACCCTGCTTTTTCTATTTCGGCAAGGATCTCAATACCTGCTTCAACTGCTAATACTTCATGGTGTTGTAAGTCTATAGGTGCATTAAAGATAGCCATCATGGCATCACCAATATACTTATCGACCATGCCACCATACTTTTGTACTGTGTTGGCTTGTATCGTTAGTGCCTTGTTCATAATCTTAGCCACTTCTTCTGGCTCTAGCTTTTCCGATAAGGCAGTAAAACCCCTGACATCTGTAAACAAGAAAGTACAATAGCGCCTCTCACCCCCTAGCTTTAATAAACTAGGATCGTCTTGCAGACGTTTAACTTGTCGTGGATCAAGATAATGCTCAAACT